TGGTCCGTGGGTCCGGGATTACTTGAAGGAAATGGCTGCGTTTCCTGAAGGTGATCATGATGATTATGTCGATGCTAGTAGTGGTGCCTTTCTTGAGTGTGTGGCTGGTGCTTCTGCTTATGAACGTTATCTGGCCCTATCGTCATGAATACTATTGCAGTTATATTCTTTCAAGGACTATGCACTCTGACGATAATCTTTGTGATAATGGCTGCAACTAAATGAATGAAATTAGAAAGGATGGATATGCTAATTTACTATCTGGACTAGGTGTTCCAGGTCTAGATAGAACATCATCTACATTCCAAACAAGTCATGGATTACTGCGTGGTATATCGCGCTATACATCCTTTAGGCTTGCGCATTTTGAACTTACCAATCTATACTTGACTAGTGGACTAGCACAAAGGATAATAGACAAACCCGCTGATGATGCTTTTCAACGTGGTGTAGAAATAGAGAATGATGAAGAAGAATTGATGAGCGCAGAATATGATCGCTTATCAGTAATGACTAGATTGGCCGATGCTGTTAGATGGTCGCGTTTGTATGGTGGTGCTGCACTTATACTTATTGCCCAAGATGGAGGTGATCTTACTGATCCGCTTAACACAGACACTCTAGATATGATTAATGAAATTAAAGTATATGATATAACAAGTATACATGGAACTGATAAATACTATGATGATCAATCCGATCCAGACACGTTTGGTAAACTAGAGTTCTATTTGATTACTCCGCCAGAAGGACAAGCTTTTGAGATACACGAAACTAGACTAATACCAGTTGCTGGTGAACCTTTGCCACCTAATATGGTGCGATTTAACCGTGTTACTTGGACTGGTCGCTCAGTATTAGAAAGTTGTCATAAAGATATAGGACGATATGAACGCGCACTAGATTGGTCTGAGCGTCTGTTAGAAAGGAAGCAACAAGCAGTATATAATATGTCTGGTCTTGGCGAAATGATGGCCAATCAAGATGATGGATTGGTGGTTAGACGTATCAATATGGTTGATCAAGTTAGAGGTAATCTCAATTCAGTTGTAATAGACAAAGATGATACTTATGCTATTCAAAGCCCAGGTATAGATGGCATCCAAACTATAATTGAAGAGTTTCAAACATCGCTAGCAGCTGCTACTGGTTTCCAAGTCAATATGTTATTTGGTAAATCAACAAAAGGACTTAATCAAACTAATGCTGGCGATCTTGAGTCTCATTATGTAATGGTCGCTCATATCCAAGAAGTAATTGCTAAGCCTGCTCTAGAAAAGCTAACATCTATACTATGGCTACAGAAAGAACTAAAGAATAGCATACCTGATGATTGGGATATTACCTTTAATTCATTGTGGGTGCCAACCGCCAAAGAGGAAGCAGATAAAGATTTAGTTCAGACGCAAGCTGATAACTTCAGAGAACAAACGCTAATTGCATTTATGACTAATCAAATTCTAACGCCTGAAGAGGTTCGACAAGTAGTTGTAGAAGAAATGTATAGTGAATATGAGTTTGATCCGACGTTGCCTACATTCCCTGAAGAACTAAACTATAGCGCCAATGTAGATGTAACGCAGATGGATGTGCCTGCTGATCCGGCTGGCGGGGCGCCAGGAGTAAAAACAACTAACCTACAAACAAAATGAATAGTCAAATAGAACAGTTATGGAGAGATGATAAGATAACATTTGCTGCGTTTGACTGGTGGTTGCATTGGATATGTGGAGTATAGAATGGCAACTTCAGAACAAGAACCATTACTTCAATTCTTTGCTTATGGACATTTGCCAGCTCATTTGCAAACAATTAGTATGCCATTCTTTACTCTTGCTCATGATCTAGTGGATACTTTGCCGCGTAATCCAGAACGAACTGTTGCTTTGCGTAAGTTGCTTGAGGCTAAAGACTGTGCAGTAAGAGCTAAACTATATGCCTAGACGACGCAAGAAAATCGTTCCGATGAAGTATCCTCATGGTATTGAATATGAGTATCGGCGCAATTTGCGGTGGCTAAATGCACAGATGCGAAAGGCCGTTAAACATTACTTACACCCAATCGTTAAGCCTGCTACCGCTGAAGTTACTGATATGTCTCATCCTGCTGGTGGCCATATTAGACAAGATGCATGGCAAGATGACTTGAATAAAGCTTTGACTGACATCGCTAAAGATATGGTAAAGCCGACAAATGCAACTATAAAACGTATGTCTGCAATTGGTCCGCGAGTAAATACATACAATAAATCAGAATGGACTAAACTGATACGCTCACAATATGGCGTAAATCCTACTGCTGAAGACCCTGAAGCATACAAAACTTTACTTGATCATTGGGCATTCAATAATGCTAAACTAATAAAGGACATACCATATAAGACACTACAACAAATATCGGATATGACTGTAGAAGCTTTACAGAGCGGTAAGTCCCAGGACGATTTGTCAGATGATATCTACAATGTATTTGATGATCGACTAGATGTTACTGATAGTCGTTGCGATCTCATCGCCAGAGATCAAGTAGCTAAACTCAATGGTAAACTTACTAGTGAAAGACAACAAGATATTGGCGTTGATAGTTATGTATGGCGCACAGTTGGAGATGAGCGAGTTAGAGAAACACACGCCGATGTAGATGGGCAAACATTCCAATGGGGTTCGCCGCCAGGAGATACTGACTTTAATGAACCTGGTGAAGACTATCAATGTCGTTGTTGGGCCGAACCAGTATTGCCTGAGGCTATGTCTGTAGAAGCTTCATTACTAGATGAAGAAGAAATGGTGGATGCATAATGGTAACTAGATATGATGTAATTGAACTAAAGGCAGCGATAACCAAAGAAGGTTGGATACGCGATAGACCTGTTATTACTAGAGCAGGCATCTTTGAATATAGAACTGCAGATGGTAAACTCAGAAAAGAATACAGGCCAGACGAAGAAGTATTCAACGAGCAAAGTCTTAGCTCTGCTAGTGGGATACCTATTACTGACAGTCATCGTGGCCTTGTTACTAGTGCTAATGTTGAAGGAATTGTTGGAACAGTTACCAGTAATGGCATTAAAGATGAAGCAAATGTATTGGCCGATGTTATCATCCATAACCCGTCACGTCTAGGCAGTAAGCGTGAATTGTCTCTTGGTTATGAATGTGATATTGAAGAGACTCCAGGTGAAATTGATGGCAAGCGATATGATTGTATACAAAAGAATATAAGATACAATCATCTTGCTGTAGTAAAGAAAGGACGTGCAGGAAATGCAAGATTAAGACTTGACTCTACTGATGCCGTCAATGGAACCTTTGAGTTGGAGGACGTAATGACTGAGACTAAGCTTGTTACTATTAGGCTTGATGGCATCGACTATCAAGCCTCACCTGAGATCAGTAATGCTTTGAATAAAGAGCGGGAAGCATTGACTGCTCTACAGAAACGATTTGATACTGTAGAGGCTGAGCGTGATACGCTCAAAAGCACTACTGCAAACTTTGATAAAGAACTCAAGGCTGCGCGCGAGGCTGGCCGCGCTGTTGTTAAAATTAGGCTCGACCTTGAAGATGTAGCTCGTCAGCATAAAGTTAAGTTTGATGACGATGATACTGATCAAGTAATCAAGACTAATGTTCTTGGCAAGCTTCGTCCAGAACTAAAGCTGGATGGTAAGTCAGAAGATTATATTGATTCTGCTTTTGATCTTACTATGGAAGCCAATAAAGATAAGACCAAGAAAGTAACAAACCAGCTTTCTAGGTTCGATCGCGCGCCAGGAGAAGATAATGTTACTCCAATGGCACACACTGCTAAACAAAAGTATCTCGCTCGTTTGCGTGGCGAAAAGCCTGATGATAAAAGCGCTGCATAACTAAGTTTTGTGAAAGGATAAGCAAATGAGTGATACTCAAAACCCTAATGGCGAAGTTGAAGGGCTGGTATACGGTCCATATACTTCTTCACTATTCTACTCTCCTGGTTTCCCAGGCATGAAATCAACGAGTGAAGATGACCTCGTTGAGTCTTGGCCTGCTGGCGCTGAATGCGATTTTGGAACTGTAGTAACTAAAGGTGTTAGTGCTAATGGCACTGGCGCTCTAGTTGTTTCTAGTGGTGGTGCTGGCTCTGTTGCTGGAATAGCACTACACGATCATATTGTTGCTACCTATGGTCATTATTCAGCAGGAATGGCTGTATCAGTAATGAAGGCTGGTCGCGTTTGGTGCGCTGTTGATGGCGCTGGCGCTGGAATTGCTGAAGGTGTTCCACTCGCTTATAATCCAGCTAATGGTAAAGTAAACTCAACTGGCACTGCAGTTATACATGCTGTATTCCGTGGGCCGATGACTACATACTATGATTACCCCACTGGAGTATCAACCAATATAGTTGAGGTTGAACTACACTATTCATTCGCCGCTTAATGCAACCTCAGTTATAAAGGAACAAGACAATGCCTGAGCATGTACACTATGATGAAGCTGATCTTCCAGCTATCATGGAATTTGTTGAGCGAAACTTTCGCGAAGATCAAGTAACGTCGCAAGTATCTGGACTTTGGCTTGCACGTCAACTTGACTATGTTAAAGCGCAAACTTACGATCGTTTGCGTCCCGGAATCAACGCAGATCGACTGGTTCCAGACGACACATCTACTCCTGAATGGGCAGAGACTATTACCATTCGTATGTTTGATCAGGTAGGCATGGCAAAAGTAATTGCCAACTATGCCGATGATCTCCCGCGCGCGGACATCTCGGGCGCAGCCATGACAGTTCAAGTCAAGACTATTGGCGATGCATATGGTTACAATGTAAACGAATTGCGCGCCAGTAGAGCCACTGGAGTAGGTCTTGATACTCGCAAAGCCGATGCTGCTAGGCGAGCATTGGATCTTAAGATTGCCAGTATTAAACTGAAGGGCGATATTGATTTTGGATTGTATGGATTGTTTACTCATCCTAACATTCCAGAATATGTCTTTCCAACTCCTGGCGATTGGACTACATTGACCGGAGATGAGATTTATCAAAATCTTGTCGGAATGATCTCTGCTTATACTACGCAGAACCTTGGTGTTCATGTAGCGAATTACTTGGAGCTTGCCACAAAAGCATATGTGGCGGCCACTTCCAAATTCGTTACCGGGCCAGGAGGTTTGCCTATTTCTGCGATGAGTTTGTTCCTTGCTAACTTCCCAGGCATTACTATAGAGCATATTTGGGAATGCACTGGTGCCGGCCAAGGCGCCCATGCTGGTGAAGATGTTGCTCTATTGTATGAGCGCGATATTGGCAACCTTGCTCATGAATTTGTAATGCCGTTCTCGCAGCTTCCTCCTGAGGCTAAGAACCTTGAAATTGTCACTGACTGCCTCGCACGTAGTGGTGGCGTTCAAGTTTATTATCCTTTGTCTTTGCTGAAGGGATATACAACCTAGTATGCCTTTAGTATTAAACAACAGTGAACGAGCAATAACTATTATTGATGTTTTGCTTGTTCCTGGTGTTCCTACAGAATTACAGGATGATAGACTTAGTCATCCTGGCGTTCAGTCTTTGATGCATCAAGTGACTGAACGTAACGTGCCTGTGCTCGTAATAGTTGCAACTGAAAGGGATAATGTGTAATGGTAGCTACACCGGCTTTGATCGTTACTAGTGGAGGAATTGATAATTCATTGCCTGGTGGTGGTGGAAGTATTGATAATACTCTGCCTGGAATCAGCGGTCCTGTAGACCCTGGTTTTGGTTATCCACTTCCACCAGTAACTGTTTGGCCACGCCCGCCTCATGTTTCTAGTGGCCCTGTGCTTCCGACATATCCTGTGGACCCTAGTTATGATTTGCCTCTGCGTCCTGGTGTGTGGCCAAATCCGCCTCGCCCACCACATGTTAGTGGTAAGCCACCGTTGACTCCGGCATTTCCTAATAATGATTTGCCAATCTTTCAAGGTGGCCCGAATAACGAATTGCCGATGCCTCCTGGTAGCGTATGGCCGCCAGTTCCTCCAAGCATGGATGGTAAGTATCTTTGCTTTGTATGGATTGTTGGCATTGGTTATCGTTATACTGTTATTGATACCGCTATAGCGATTTCGCCACCAATTCAAATTCCTCCTGCTCTACCGCCTGGCTATGTAACTGGTCAACCACTGCCTCCTGGCCATGTAAGTGGACAGCCTATTCCTGGTCCTGAGCGTCCTGCCCAGCCAATCGCGCCTACGCCTGAGCCGAAACGATAATACAAAACTATACCGTGGGTCTAGAGATAGGCCCACGGACTATACCCTATAGACTTAACTTGGAGGGGAATATGAAACTACTAGCTATCGTTGCGGGAGCGATGCTCTTTCCTGGTCTTGCCTATGCTGTTCCTATCATCCAGTTTGCTCAAACAAGTGGTAGTAATACAATCACCGCCACAGCGAATGCAGGTGATACTGCAACGACCATCTCAGGAACGGATGTTGCAGTAAATGTAGCTCAGAACCTTGGTGGAACTCTTGGTGCTGCATTTCTTGACTTGAATGCTACTAGTGTTGATAGTGCAGTAGCAGTAGGAACTGGTGCGGTCCAGCACTATAATGGAACGTTCTCAATCTTTACTGGCGCTGGTATGACAGGGA